CAACTCTCCGTCATCGTCTTCTTTGTCATGTATCCAAAGAATGTTATTCCACTTCTCAGCCAAGTATCTACCTAGCAGTTCGTTCGTACTAGACTTTGCGTCACCTAACCGTGCTTTTGCTAAGATGAGCTGCTTAACTGACCACTCAAAAAGTCTTTTAGTGTCGTATTCTACAATACCAAGTTTCTTTTTAAGTATTATAGCTGCCGCAAGAGTAACTGCTACACCCGCTGACCAGAAACGATGTTTAGATGTAAGTCCTGCTGCTTCGTCTAGAGCGGTGCGCACTCCATCGACTACTTTACGAACTTCTTCTTTATTATTCATAACCCACTGCACAAACTCAGTGCCTAGCCAACCGTAGTTTACTTTGACTTCTTCAAACAACTTGTCTGTAACTTTTTTCGATTCTGTATCTATAACCATTTCTGGCACTTGTATCTCGAACAGACGCAGTAGTTCAGCTTGCGCATCGGCTTTATGTGAAGATGCTATATCCCACATACTAGAGTTAGCTGAACTTAAAGCTAATAGCTCCCAAGGTTTACCGCGCACCCTTTCAACATTACCCGACTGTGAAAGGCGGTTTTTCTGGCGACCACCTGTCATTTGGTAAAGATATTCTGACGCTATCGCGGGAGTTATATCGGTCATTTCATCCGATATTAGAGGTAAGTTTTTTAAGACTTCGCCCCTATTCATACGCGAATTGTGTGTATCTTCTTGACGGTTCATAATATCAAATGGACTACCCCAAGCCGCTAACCCCATCATCTGTGCAGTAGTTTTACCAACACCAGACGCACCTGTTAGGTGAATGGCTAAACTGTTCATACCTGTGAACGGCATAAGTACAGAGCCGAAACCTGCGCAAACATTAAATTGATGTAAGCACCAATCTTCCTCTGGCTTGTTGTAAAAGTTTATCATCTCTATGTGTCGTTCCCGACTGCCCTTCTCTCCAAAGGAAGGGAACAAACTAGCAGTGCTAGGCGATGAGGGGTTATACTCGACCCTATCAGGTCTAATCAGTTTGTCTCCAAGGACAAAACCTGTCATCTCTTCATCAGCCCACCCAAACTGTCGGTGTGCTTCGTCTGCTTTTACTGTTTGCTGTAACTCAGTTATCCACTTGTTTGTATATGTCATAAGCGTAGTTGTCTCCGCAGAATTAATAGCCGTAACGCCTTCTTTTGACATGGCCTTACGGAACTCGTTTGGTGCTGTTACAACAGTCAATGGTAGTGTAAACTCTCGCACACCATCTCGCGGCAAATGCAGCCTAAACACGACTAGCTCGCCTTGTTCTTGATCGTACAAACGCCGTGATACATAGAACGTGTGTCTATAGATCATCTTATCTACGAGATCATCTCCGTCACGCACACGTACATAGATACCCCCATGCTCTCCGCCAAAGTATGGTTTCGGCATTTCGGGTATAGTGTACTCACGCTTCACATTGCTTGCGCTGTTAGCGGCTTTCTCAGATACGACCTGTGGCCCAGACGCTGCTTTGATCCGCTGTCCCAACACCAGAGGTGTCTTTATCTGCTCCCAGTGTGGGCATCCTTCGCACACGTCAGGGTTCAACTCGTTAAACTTAGCGCACAGATACGGCCCTTTGATCTCGTTAAACTTCTTGAGCGTAAACTCTTCGTCGTAGCTATCGTGCCGCTCTGATATCTTGATGGCAGCTTTTTCGCCTTCTTTACAGAACTTAGTAATCGATAAACCTGCTCTCCATAGCGGCTCGTCTACACTGTTCTGATGTATCGTTATGTGCTTTAGCTGTTCGCACCCATTACCTTCGCTCGTTTTGCGCATGATACGCCCAAACGAAAACTCTTTGTTCTCGTTCAAAGCCTCTTGTAGTGCATCGGGGCCAAGGTCTAACGCAGGTAGCTTTGGTGCAACCCCACCTAGCTTCTCTATAAACTCAGACAAGTCTACAGGTGTAGCCATATCCTTACCCAAAAGTGTTACGTCTAAAGGTGGCTCCTGCTTATAATTATGTGTGTTAGGTAATCGCAAGATACTAGCCGCATCTGTGGTACGAGACGCATCCGCAGGGAAGTTGTGTTCTCTACATAGCTGCCCTAGCTTACTCGCTACAGGCTCCCACTCTTCTCGCGTTATAGCTTCTGCCAGAGGCCAGTACACGTGGATACCGTTGCCACTGTTTACCGTTATCGGTGCAGGTAAACCCAAACTCTTTTTAAACGTCTGCAACTCTCTGATCGCATCGGCTTGCGTAGGGAACTCTTTGCCCTCGCCGCAGTCCAAGTCTAACCAAAACGCTTTGATACTCTTGACGTTTGCTTTTGTTCTACCTGCCCACTGCGAACCTTCTTCGTTGTAGGTACTCGTCGCAAAGTAAACATTATGTGGGAACGTATCTACCTCTGTAGCTTTAGCTATCAGCTCGTCGATGTTCTTAAACCAATAATGTTTAGGTGCGCTAGACTTTTGCGTTAAGTCTATAGTGATTAAGCAGGGGTGTCCCTCGTCACTTAATACACTCTCTAAAAAAGTTTTCGTGTCCATTGCTGCTGCTCCAAAGTTATGTCGTGGTGGATACAGGCCCGAACCCACCACGACTGTGCCACCGTTAGGTCTTATTCGTCGTCAAACAAATCGCCTACGATAGCTTCAAGGTCGTCGTCAGATGAGGGAGCAGCCACCTCTTTCTTCTTACTGACCTTCTTTGGTGCGGCTACTGTCTCCCCGATGTCCACCTCATCGTCAGCAACCTCACCGTCACGCTTCGCCTGCACCCCATCTGTCTGTGCTACAGTGAGCGTGATTGCACGGATAGCATCGTCGCTATCTCTAGCCTTGATAGCCTGCTCTAGTTCAGCTTCCTCTAGAGGACGAACAGGCTTGAAGAACAGCTTTGGTGTATCACTGTTCTCGTCAAAATACATCTGCGTAACCACAGCAATAGATGGCGTTTTGTGAGCGCGTAGGTATTGAGCATACGCTTGCATCCCCATCTTACCGTCTACTGGCTTACCGAACACAGACGTAGCAGGTAGTTGTAGTTGGTACACGTTCTCCATGTCACCCTCTAACAATACCGCAATACGTTGTTGATACCGACACGCACGGCTCTCGCCTTGCCCCGAACCTTTGACGTTCTGCTTACAGTCCATGCAGCGTTTAGCTTGACGCTGATCTGCAGGAACCGCACTGTCAGGCGCGTCTGTGTCTGGTGACCAACATGTAGGCGCAGAAGGGTTCTCTGGATCGTACTGACCCGAATAGAAAGTACGCGAAATCGGTGCCGCGTTTACTACGATTACATTGATGAAGCCATCGTTCTTTACGTTGACTTGATCGCCGTTAACCATCTCACGGAAACGTCCACCACGTAGGCTAATTCGGCGTAGGCCAGACCCACCACCAGAACCACCTGCTAGGTTATCGTCTACTTGTTGCAACTGTTTGAATAAGTCGCTGCTTACTAGGGAGTTGCCCCCTTCAAATAATGACAATTGCTCTGCCATGTTATTCTCCATTGTATGTTTGTGGGGATTCAGTTTCCCCTTTGTTACCACGTTTTGTCAACGCCTTTTCTATCGCATCTACATTGAAACGATATGTGTCCCCGACTTTGATATATGTGTCGTCAGGGATATGCCCTTCTCGCAACCACTTTCTAGTTGTCGAGACAGAGATGCCGAAATAGTCAGCAACTTTGTTTATATCTACATACGGATTATCTGTCATTTTTTCCTCACTGATACTGTATACTCCGAATCTACATTAAGACCTTTTGGTACAAGATCAGGGTTTTCTTCTAGAAACTGCCGTACATTTGTTTGGTTCAAACGCTTCTCAAAGAACTCAGGCACATCATGTTCTTTCACGAACATGTACATTTGCTCCCAATCGCTTGTCCAATACCGTTGCCGTACACTTCTAAAGAAGACCCCCTCAGACGTGCGTACTGACTCGACATTGTGTTCTTTACAATGATCTAACAATGCACGTTTGATTTTGTCGCCTTTATCGCTAAGTGCTTTTTCTTTTTCTTTGTACTCAGCGGTCAACTCACTACGCTGATCGCGTATCTTTATGTACGCTTTTACGAGCTTTTCTACTGGAACGCCCATTTATGTCTCCATTGTTATTTATATTTAGTAGATAGTGACTAAACTTATCTTAGTCAAGTAGTTCTTTATACAAATCTATAATTTTTGTATGCACGTCTATACGCTCATCTAGCATACGGTAAATGCGCTGCTCTGCTTGCGAACCATAAAGCTGAATGACAGTACATTTATGCTTTTGTCCAGACCTGTGTACACGTGCGTTAGCTTGTGCGTATGTCTCAAGAGACGATGTTGGCCCCCACCATACCACAGTGTTTGCAGCGGTCAGCGT